CACCAACAACAGAAGGAGACGAAGTGGACAACACCGTCACAAACGCGGAAACCGTCGAGACGGTAGAAGCCGCACAGTCAGTGACCGCACAATCAAACGCCGTGGGTGGTTGGAAATCAACACCACGCATTGAAATCACTGCCGCAAAGTACCTAGAAAATAAGGTGCTTGCTGCAACAGGCGACGAATCAGCCCGCCAATACGTTTTGGCAGCAGACAACACGACAGACAATGCTGGACTTGTTCCAACACGTCAGTTGACTGAAGTCATCAACGGACTATCAACAACAATTCGCCCAAGCATTGACGCGATTTCTCGCGGTGCATTGCCTGACGCGGGAATGACCTTCGAAATTCCGAAAATTACCCAAGCCCCAACGGTTGCAATTGCAGCTGAGGACGCAATCTTTTCGGACACAGATCAGAATTCTGCGTTCCTTTCAGTGGACGTTAAGAAATTCGCAGGGCAACAAAAATTTAGTGTTGAGTTGCTAACTAGAACGTCGCCCCTCTTTTATGACGAGTTGTTACGTAACATGGTGGCGGCTATGGCTAAGGCACAAAATGCTTATGTCAACGCACAGTTAATTTCAGGCGCAACGCTTGACGGAACAACAGTTGCAACATACCCAACGGCTGCTGAACTACTTGGAATCACCGCACGCGGTGCAGCAAGTGTTTATGGCGCGACCGCAGGTCTTGCAAATCCATTTGCACGCAACATGATCGTTTCAACAGGTCAGTGGTCAAACATCATGGGCTTGAACGACGCAGGTCGTCCAATTTACACCGCTTCAAATCCAATGAACGCTGGTGGCGCAGTAGTGCCAACATCACTTCAAGGAAACGTCGCGGGCTTGAACCTATACGTTGACCCAACAAACGGTGGCGACGGTGACGGAACGATCTTGGTTGTTAACCCAGACGCTTACACATGGTACGAGGGAACTTCATACCAGTTGCGCGCAGAATCAACCGCTGACGGTTCAATCACAGTGGGTGTTTATTCATTCGGTGCAGTTGCGACAAAGATCGCAGCGGGCGCGTTTAAGAATAACAAGGCGTAACAAAAACAAACTAATCATGCGCTACGGTCACTCCCGAACGTAGCGCAGCAGTCGAGAGGAACGGAAATGCCAAGTATTGTGTCAACGGCGCAATTGCGCAGCGTGCTTGGCGTTTCCGTTTCACTTTATCCAGACAGTTATTTAGACGAAATTATCAACACCGCTGAAGCGGTCATTTTGCCCATGCTGGTTGCAAACACTTCAGCAATTAACGCTTACAAACTAGAATCTAACGTCGCGACGTATTACACGCAACGCGCACATCATTTTGTTGCTGGTCAATCAGTGGTCGTCACTGGATTACCCGCACCATTTTCAGCAACCGTCACAGTCGTTGACGTTAAAGAATTTCATTTCACCGCAGCAATTACCAGCGCGAACGTGACATTGCGCGACATAATTCCAACAGGCACGGCGACACTTTCAGGGTATTCCGCAGCTGAAATTTATGCCAACAGTGCGCCAATTGAATCAGCAGTGCTTGCAGTAAGCGTCGAAGTTTTCCAATCACGCGTCGCAGCAGGTGGACAGATCGAGGGCGTCGATTTTGCCAGCACGCCTTATCGCATGGGTCGCAGTTTGACCAACCGCGTGTCCACGTTGCTTATGCCGTTTTTAGACGTTGAAACGGTCGTGCAATAGTGCCAGCCAATTCAATTGCCGAAACCCGTTCAGCCTTAGCCAACGCGTTTTCAGGCTTAGCCGCGAACATTTACCCAAGCGTTCCAGAATCGCCAATTCCACCCGCAATTGTGGTCGTCCCAGATTCACCCTATTGCGAAGTCGTGCTTATCGGTAAAACGGCAGTCAAAGTCAAAATCAATTTTGCGATCACCGCAATTGTTGCTTCAAATAGCAACGCAGGGTCATTAGACAATCTGGAAAAACTAATCATAGGAATTCTTGCGGCAATGCCCGCGGGATACGTTGTCGGCGTCGTTGAGAAGCCGACGGTGCTTGAAGTAGGTCAATCACCAATGCTCGTCGCAGACATTAACGTTTCAACGTATTACACACAAACGACATAAGGAGTAAAAATGCCAACAACAGTAATAACTGGGCGCGACGTCACCTTTACTATTGGTGGCAATAATTACGACGCCCAAGCAACAAGCGCGGTTCTATCCAATAGCCCAACAATTGAGACTTATCAAACTCTAGACGGCAAGGTCTATCGACACATTGATGACCAGTTCTCGTTCGACGTCGAAATGCTTGCAGACTGGGGCGCGACTGGTTCATTGTGCGAAGGTCTATGGAACGCAACCGAATCAGCACCAAACACAGGAATTTCAACAGTGTTGACGGCTGCAAGCGGTGCGACATTTACATTCCAGATTTTGCCAGCGTTTCCAAGCGCGGGCGGTACTGCACCAGACGCGCAGACCGTGTCACTTTCATTCACCGTTATCGGCACACCAGCCGAAGCGTTCTAACACAAACAATCGGGAGACAAAATGAAACTACCAATCACGATCGAATTCACCAGCGGTGAGCAAGCAACGTTTGTTGCTGCTCCCCCTGAGTGGGTTCGTTGGGAAAAACACACAGGCAATACCATTGCACAGGCGCAAGAGCGAATCGGAATTTCCGATCTTGTTTTCCTTGCTTATTATGCAATGAAGCGTGAAGCAGCTGGTAAGCCAATCAAAACCCTAGAGGTTTGGACTGAAACCATTGCTGACGTGAGTGTTGGTGAAGCAAACCCAAAAGTTATCCAGTCGGAAGTCTAAGCCGAATAGTTTGGGAAGTAGCCCTAGCAACAGGGCTACACCCAAACGATTTTGAAAGTGCAGAGGACATTCTGACAGTGATCGAAATAATGGAAAGGCGTTCAAATGGCTGAAGAAGCAGTCGCGTATGACAAAGCCGAATTGCGCGCCGTCATTCGTGCTTTCAAAGTAATGGACGAGGAAGCCATAAATCAAGCAAAAGAAAAATCTTCCGCGTTGGCTGATTTTGTTCGAAGCAGAATTATTTCCGCCGCAAACAGTAGTTCGAGAAACAAAGTCGCACCAAAAATCGCTGAAGGTTCAAAGGTTTCAAAATCATCAAAAATTGGAGAAATTTCGTTTGGTTTTGCTTCACAAAAACTAAGTGGCGGCGGTACGACGCAGCAACTATGGGGCGGCTATGAATTCGGTTCAAACCGCTATAAGCAATTCCCAGTTTGGTCAGGAAAAGAAGGTCGCGGTTCACGCGGTTGGTTTATCTACCCAACCTTGCGTTCGGTGCAACCAGACATTGTAAAACGCTGGGAAGAAGGATTTTCCGAAGTGATAAGGAAGTGGGATTAAATGGCTGGTGGTCGCACTCTTAAACTTTCCATTTTGGCAGACGTTGCCAACTTCACTGCGGGCATAGATTCTGCAAGTAAAAAAACAACAACCATTGGCGACGAATTTGGTGCGTTTGCAAAAAAGGCAACAGTCGCGTTTGCTGCGGCTGGTGCTGCAATCACCGCTTACGTTGGAACTGCAATTAAAAATGCAGCTGAAGATGAGAAAGCGCAACGCAATCTTGCATTGACAATTGAGAACACGACAAACGCGACGGCTGCTCAAATCGCTGGTGTTGAGCAATACATAAGCACAACCAGCATTGCAATTGGCGTGACTGACGACCAGTTGCGTCCAGCGTTCGGTCGTTTGGTGCGATCAACAAAAGACGTTGAAGAAGCGCAAAAATTGCTAAACCTTGCATTGGACGTGAGCGCGGCTACAGGCAAACCGCTTGAAGCGGTGTCAAACGCGTTGGGCAAAGCCTACGACGGCAATCTTAATGCGCTTGGGCGTCTGGGTCTGGGTATCGATCAAAGCATTTTAAAATCAAAAGATTTTGATTTAGTTTTTCAAAGCCTAACTTCTACGTTTGGGGGTTTTGCTGACAACGAAGCAAACTCAACCCAAAAAGCATTTGAACGAATTAAAATTGCAAGTGACGAAGTTCAAGAACAAATTGGTGCAGCATTGTTGCCAGTGATTCAGCAATTGACAACTTTTATTCTGGAAGACGTGGTTCCAGTGATTCAACAATTTGTGAACGGTCTTACAGGCGAAGGTGGTCTGGACGAAGGTTTAACAGATTCGGAAAAATCCGCTTATCAATGGGGCGAAAGAATCAAAAGCGTAATCAAAACCGTCATTTCATTGAAAGATGAAATCATTGCCGTGGGAGCAGTTATAGGCACAGTTTTTGTTATTTCAAAAATTTCTGCATACGTTACCGCTGCGGTTGCGGCGATTACCCTTTTGATCAAGGCTTACAATGCTTTAAAAACTTCTTCAATCATTGCTGGTGTCGCAGCCTATTTTGCATTGAACCCATTGGCGGGTGTGGCTGCCGCCGCAGTCGCAGCAGGTGTTTTAGCTGCGGCAAACTCATTGGCAAGTCGATTTGACACTGCAACAGATTTTTCAAGTTCATCTTTAGGTGAAACTGGTTTTTCAGGCACAATGCCAAACGGTCAACCTTTTTCAACTGGAACGCCTACTGGAACGCCGTCAACAACTATTCCAAAAATTACTACCCCAACCACCACGGGAATTACGACCGCAGCAAAATCAGCAGCGGCGGTCGCAGCAGCAACAAACAACGTGGTTACTGGTTCGTTCAACGCGGGTCGATTTAGAGACGCTGAAGCCGCTTCAATGGGCGGGACAACAATCAATTTGACCGTAACTGGTGCGTTTGACCGTGAAGGTACTGCCCGCACAATTGTTGAAACATTAAATAGTTCGGCTTACCGTGGCACGGGCGGGGCTGCAAATCTGGTCATGCTATGACCCAGTGGAATCCAGTCTGGAAGGTTGAAATTGACGGCGTTGAATACACCGACGCAATCTTGGCAAACCTGACAATTCGAAGCGGTAGAACAAACATTTATGAGCAAGCCCAAGCGGGTTATG